CCCAAAATACGCTCCCCAAGTAAATGTTATCAAACTATTTAATCCATTTAGCTATGTTTTCACTCGGTTATTCAACAGTCACCACCAGCGGGATTAACTTAGTTCAGGTAGCAATGCTCGCAATGCATTAATTCTACTGGCCAAATGTCAACTATTCCCAAACAGTCTTTATTCTAATCAGGTTTATATTAACATTCTGAGTTTTTCATGCAATGTCCACATATTTACACTCAACATTTATTATTGCTTTTGTAGTGCTTTTACCAATACAGGAATCTGCACTACACGGGTATTTATTGGTTTTTGTAACATAAACTTCTTGCTTACTGGTAACAGTTGTTCGACCATCTGTCTCTGTAAACTCTTGGTCATTTTCACATTCTTAGGCCAAAACATATCAATCAACTGACGAACAACCATTTTTGAAAAGACCATGGGTGTTGAGTGAGCTGGAACCATGCTCACTAATTCTTTAACTACACTCTTATAATCTTTATCATACACTTCACCAATTGTTCTCCAAATTACAATTGGGTCAATGTTAAATCCAGCTTTTGTTAATCCATATGCTAAAGCTGCACAAGCGGATTGTAACAAAATTTTATGAACTCTCATTTCTTAAGTTTCTTAGCTACTATTACTGGAGAATCTGGTTCCGACGCTGTCATGGTAGATAGCTTAATGTCCACCTTTGTTTCCTCTTTTGTTTCAACAGATTTCAATTCCTTAAAATCCTCATTTAGCTTTTGTAATTTTCCTTTCAATGATCGAGCCAAACTTACAGCTAAATAAGGTAATGTTGTAATTTCTAAAGTATTATTACCATTTGTGCTAGCAGTTGTAGTATAAGTTACAGTCACAGTACAAATCGAATCACAATAAAATTGACTGTAACAGACACAAGCAGTTGCATTCGATGCAATTGTTGCTTGTGTTTCTATAACCGTTGCTGCAGCATTGGGTGTAACTGCACAATTTGTAATATCTCCGGTTGTAGTATGTCCTTTGAACACGACCAAATAACTTCCTGGATAAACCACAAAAGTATTCTCGGCAATGACAGGTGCCGTCTGTAATGGCAAATTATTCCAAGCACAAATGTGCATCGCAAATGTTCCAAAAGGACAAGTTGATCGAGCATCAGTACATGTATATTTATCTGCTCTACCAAAATAACTTGGGCTCAATTGTGGCTCTGAAAACTCAATCTCATAATCCAAATATAATGAGCCCACAACAGTATTTGCTAACACACCACTAGACACATCATTGATTACATAAAATCTTCCTGCAAAACTCAATGATGGATCATAAGAATTAATGTCCGTATATAATCGAGGAACTATTGTAGCGGCATCATAATTCCAATTAGCGGCATCATACCATTTAAATGTCTTACACGATCGATGTGCATGTGCCAAATTGCGTAAAGATGGATCTATGGCACTACCTAAATCATCATTATAATCATAATCATAGAATCCTACAGCTGATCCATGAAAAGACGTAGCCATAGATCCTTGGAACCGCATTGTCATACGCTTAATCTTCCAATACTCAAAGGTTGGACATAAAGCGTTCAATCTAGAAACAGGAATAACAACAGGATTCAATGCCATGTTCATTAAAACTGCTCCAGGCACATCATTTGCAGTAGTGAGCGTCAAGTCACAAACAAAATCACTACCATTAACCAAGCACCTCGTACCAGATTGATTTACTTTAGGCTTAAAAGTTGATTTAGAATACTTAAAGTTTTTCATAACTGGCTGGGCTTTTGAAGCAACAATTAAGGAAGATAACGCTTGCTTCACACGTTTACCTTTCTTTTTCTTTCTACTATTTTTAGGCATAGTATGGGATACCTCATGCTAGAGAGACTATACATCTTTGAAAAACCAATGGATGCTCCGTGTAGTCGTTTGGCATTCTGTTTAGCTCTGGAAACCAGATTTGGGCAATTACTTTCAAAGACCCCATAACCTTAACAGGTATAGCCGTTTAACATCTTGCTTGGGATGACCTTAGCTCCTATCCTACATATGCAACCTCCAATTCATTGTAGTGATACACAAAACGTGCATAGTGATCAAAATCGACACTATTGAACAATGCAATTGGAAGTTCATATTTACCAAATCCTTGTATATTATCAAAAAATCTCTCCAATTCCTGCTGCTGAGAGATTGTAATATGTTGTACCTCTTCCATCAACATACGTGTGCTAAATTGCACATCTACTTTATTGAATTTCTCCAAGATGATCTTTTCATCTGGCGGAATCCAATATTCATCAGTATACAAAGGTTTAAATCCTCTCGTTAACCGCAACCCCAAATTGGCCAAATTGCGCAATACAGGGCAGTTCGGAGCTTCATAGGCGAGTGACAAAGCCTTCGCCCTCAACAATCGACAACACACCTTAACACCACCGTCCTTTTGCGCTGAATGTGACCAACTAAATTTACGCAAAACCCTACGAACACTGGGTATTACTGCATAATTTTGTGGGTCATAAACTAATTGACAAAACTTTGCTATATTGGGCTTATCAAGAACCTCCATCTTAGTTAAAAATCCTAATTCCTCAAAATCAGCATTCGTTAACACTCCATCATTAGATCCAAAAATTCCATCATCTCCTTCCACAAAACCATCACAACTAAATCCTTTACGTTGTGCCAAAAATAATACAGCCATTAAATTGGTGAAACCATTGCCTAATGATGTTGACATTTCCCCTGACATTCGCACTCCATCAACTTGAGCTGAAAAAGATGAGTATCTGGGCTTGTTCTTTCCTGCCAATACTTGTTTTAACAAATTAGTAATTTCAGTTCCTTTCCATACATATTTCAACATATAACTATACAATTGAAACTCACAAATCGACATTAACTTAGGGGTAAAATGGGCCTCAAACGATGTATAATCATTATTCCAAATAAACTTATAATTCTTCAACCGATCATGAATTATTTTTGGTCTATCAGGTACGGGAATATGTTTTATAAAATATGTCTCATAATTTGAATTCTGAGCATAATCATAAACTTCTTCCTCAATGGCTTTTATGTATGGACCAAAAGTGACTTTGGCTGCATCGCACCTAGCATTTATTAATCTAGCTAACTTAGGTTCATCATACTCTTCAGTCTTAACAAAACCTTTTAATTGTTTCAGGACTTTCACAGGCACTTTAAACAAATTTGTTGCTGCCTTCCTAAGCTGCTGCTTCCTCCATTCTGGATACATTGTAGTAGTCAACCAATGTTCAATTGACACATCTGTTGTCGGCAATAAAGGCTCTAAATTATCACGTATCCAACATCTAACAAAATTTCTAAATTGGCGAAACAATTTGTTTGGGGGAATCCAAGTTGCAAATCTCTTACTAATACCTGCCAAAATCATACTTGGATCATTGCGATGCACCATATATGGAGCAATTCCAAAATCAAGTCCCAGATTTCGTGAAACTCTCATGGGTCGATTACTCAATGGCTTCAACAATTCAAAAGACACACTTTTGACTATGAATTCAGTCGGGAAACCATAGTCTGCATACCTATAACCATAGAGATAAGTTCGTCTATAATCTGGGGCGCGGATTCGTGAAAATTTTGTTCCATACGCTGAGCATTTGATAACCAATAATCTGCAACCATCTCACATGTATTTTCAAAAACAGCCAAATGAAACTGGTTTACATTCAACGTTGATTGATTCTTAGCCACAGCTCGAACTTGATCGACAGTACATTGTGTGAGTCCATCAAAATAAGGTTTCACATTAAAAAACAACGACATGTTCACGATTTTATGTTGGATTACTCCGTCAATTCCTTGAACAGAATACATTCTATAAATACATGACATTTGCTGTTTCTTCGAATATCGATCTGCCAATTTACTTACATCCCGTATGTGCCCGTCTGCATCTGCTGGATTTGCATTCCATGCATGCATAACCAACCCACCTTCCGGAATCCAAGTTTTCTTTTTAATTTCACGAATCTTATCCAAAACCAATACATCAAAATTTTGTGCATAATCATCTAAAAACGTAAATGAATGCAATACATTTGAGAAAGATTTTGCTAATTTTACTAACAATGGTACCACAGGTAATTCTCTATCCAACACTCGCACTTGAAACTCTGAAACCAAATTCTCACTGACCGTAGGAACAAACAAATCAGGGACTGGAATCTGCACAACTTTCTTCTCTTCCTGCTCATGCTTCTTCTTTACTACCCATTTACCACCAGTTGTAGTATCTTGCTTGACTTCAGGACTAGAAACAGTTGTTGTAGTCGATATGCTTGGTGCTAAAAAAGAACTTATTATAGCTGTAGTATCCATATTTATTTAATTCCACAACGTATGAAATAACCACTTCATCCCTATCTTTGGTAATCTTACTTGCGACGCCCAAAAAACAACAATAAACAACATGATCAACACCCATTTTGATTTAACACCTATGGAGTACATTGCAAAACAAGCAAAGAAACCCACATAACTAGACAGTACTATAATCAACATTTCATACAACTTAATGATTAAAATGATGACATGAAAATAGCAACTAAATGAGTCAATTAGGTTTAACAATGCTAACATCAATGAAATAGTGAAAATTATATGCAAACTGGTAATTGCTATAAATAATCCAATTTCAGTCTTGATGTAATAAATAAATAAAATGTAACACCACTTTACCACCTGCACCAACTGTTGAACTACGCGATCAACCTCATCCAACATGGCACCCAATATCTCACAAAAAATCAAAAAGGTATAAAAGACTAAGTAAGAAAAAGATTGCATGGTTAAAATAAATTAATTAGTAATGCCTCAGTATCTTGTAGGAAGCAACAAATCTACCCTACAAGCAGTCAGACCGCTTTACATGGCTATTTTGAACAACACTTCATAAGAACACCACGGGAAAAGGTTCATGTCCTTCCATGTTGCTCAACTTAATCAAAAGTACGACACCAAATCTCCTCAATGGTCGTCGAATGCCATGTGCTTAGATTGGAACGAGTTGCTAAAATGGCAATCTACATTAATCACAAATCTCATTCCAAAACTTAAAGTTTATCCATTGGATCGCACACTTAAGTAAGGCTTTAGCAGCGCCAGTCACTCCCTGAGCATTCAACACTAATGGATCTAGCTCACTGGGTCACCCTGAAACGCCGGACACGTCTATACTCATCGCGCGCATAAACAATGGAGTTGCCTATGGTATAAGGCCTAATGATTCAATTTAGTGAACAAGGCAATAACCACTACACACAGCCCTCCTGGAAACAACGCTGG